ATTACTGGTGGTACTTCGGGTGCAACTGCATTAATTCTTGATGCTGCTGCAAACTTAAAATTCATATCCAGCAACGATATAAATTTTATTGTTGGAGAAACTATTACAGGAGATTCTAAAGTAGATAGTGGTGGAAACACAGTTAATGCTCAATCTACAATTGAAACACTAACGAATGCATTTGTTTCTTCACCGGACTCAATCTGGACAGACTTTATTATTGAAACTATAACAAATAAAAATGCACCTCTGCTTGAAGATGCATCTAGTGTCATTGTTGAAAGCGATTTATCAGAAGAGATTGTTTTAGAAACTGCTGGTCAATTTAGAAGTGTTGTTACGATTTCTGGTCATGTTATTTTAGATGGTACTGATACTGATTCGACAAATGTTGGTGGATTTATTATCGGTGAACTTAATGGTGACACAATAGTTCTTGAGGATGAGGATGAATCATTTATCACTGCACTTGATCCTTTTAGAAGCACATTTGATTCATATTCAGAACAGAACGAGCAAATAATTTTAGATGGTGATTTTGATGACACTGGTAAAATTCTCTTAGATGGAACAGATACTAACGGGTTAAATGCTGGATCAGAAGTAATAGATGAAAGTAGCAATGCTGATGGTGTTGCTTCGTTTGGAAATATTGAATTGGAAGAAGGTGGATTATTACTAGGAGAAATTGATCCAGAGACAGGAGTTCTTGCTCTTAATGGAACTGATTCTTCATCCACACACGCCGGAAGTAGTGTTATTCATGAAGTTAATGGAATAGACTTTTCTGCCGGTACTACCACAATCACAACTTCTGGTGGATTTACAGGAACTATCGTTGGTGCAGACATTGCGAAAATAACAGCATCTGTTGATGTTGAAAGAGATGATATTTCAGGATATGGAAATAATATTGAGAGTATACTTGGTGAGGACTTGAATAGATTACAAGATTCTTTCTTCTATCAACAATTCTCATATGAAGTTCAAACAGGTGCTGGTACAAATGAATATCTTAATGAGTTAAAAAAGGCTGTACACCCAGCTGGGTTTGCTGTATTTGGTAAGGTCAGTATTGCCACACCAATATCAGAACCAATGACATTATCTGATCTTACAGATGCAATATCCATATCTGCATTTTCTGGCGATCCAGACTTCTTTAGGTTTGTTCGTAGATCATTAGGAACTATGGACTTACAGTCAGGAGCTCAAGATGAAGTAATAGTTCTGGAAAGTTCAGCTAGTATAAGTGACACAGAAGAATTTTTCTTACTGGAAGATGAAGCGTTACTTTTACAAGAAACCTTCACTGCGAAACAATCTGAAAATGAATTTACAATCCAACTTGAAACAAATGAAGAGAGATTGGGTGTAAATGACAAACTATTAACTGAAGATGATTTTCATGTAAATGGATTTTCCAAAGAGACAGTCGTTGAGTCTAATAATTTAATTCTTGACGGGACACAGGATGGATTGTCGCTGCAAGACTCCAAAAATGCTGGTAGTGATTTGCTTGATGAATCTGGAAATCCAATAGACTTAGAAAATGAACCGGTAACTTTCAATAGATTTGTTCATGAAAGAATTAATAAACCAGTTGGAATAAATCATGATGCAATTATAAATGAAGACGGTGGATTTGTTTTATCAGAGAGATCAGGAAAATCAGGCAGCATACAACCATATAGTAGATATCCTGTAGATTTACCAACGGCTCACAATTCACTTCCAACTGGTAGTTCATTGGTTAAGGCTCAAACAAATTCTGATGTTTCTTTAGTTAGAAGTGTTGGTATTACTTTACCAACAGAATCTTTTGGTAATACTGCAAACTCCTTTGGTTTGATAAGATTGGGCGAAAGGCCATTTGGTACAGAGAGAACAAGAGTTGAGACTGAATTAGGAACCATTGCAAGTAAGTCTGCACAAGAAGCACATCATGTGGCTGTCATTGCAGTTTCGGATGGAGTGAATGACGAAGGTGATCTTCTTATGGAAGACACAAATAATGGGATTTCTATTAGTGACATAAGTAAAGTTAAACCAATAAACATAGATGGTGTTATTGCTAATACTTTGCTTCTGAATGGAACAGATACTTCATCTTCCAATAGAGATGATCAAGTTCTTTTAGAAACAGGTGGTATAATATTATTTGAGGATGGTGTTGCTGAAACTCATGTAAATCTAACATTCGGTCAGGTTAAGCTAGAAGACGGCACTGATGGTGCGCCTGGATTGTTATTGAGTGAAGATTCAGAATTTGGTCCAACAATTGAAGATATAATCAGAAGAGTAATAATTGATATTAGTGAAGACCCAAACAACACTACAGAGTCTTCAGAAACAACAGGAATATTATTAGAACAAGCTGAACAAGGTTTCTTCAAACAAGAAGATGAAAGTACAGTTGCAACAACTTATGGCGATGACATTTTATTGGAGAATGCAACTGCATTTGGAGTAAATAATAAATTAACTTTAGAAAACACCAGAATTGAAGTTGAGGATGAAACAGATAAAGTTGGAGTTATTCCACACCAAAATTATTTGAACTCAACCTTTGATAATATTTCATACAGTTCAGATATCTACATAGATATAGGAATGAATATACCATTAGAGGATGGTACTGATAATTCGGGTGGCGGCAGTATAGTATTTGATGGTACAGACGATTCATCAACTGATGCTGGAAGTGACATTCTTCATGAGGATGGAACTAGAGCAAGCATACTAATAGATTCTGCATTTACTGTATAATTACCGTTATAAATATAAATAACCAGAGAACATAGGAACTGAAAATGGTAGCAATCATCACAGAAAAATTTAAACTACATAATGCTTCGCAGTTCACAGAATCTTTTAGTGAATCTGCGGCATCAACTTACTACATGTTTATTGGTAAATCCACAGAATTTAACAGCACCAATGATGGAACCGGAGCAACTGATTCTACACCACCAACTCCTTTGGATAGTGTATCTGACGAATTTTATTTTTGGGACCAGATGATTGCTGCTAAAAAGATTGCATCTTCGGATGTAATTAACTGTGTTCCTAGAAGAGATTGGTCTGATGGCACTACCTTTGACATGTATAGAGATGACTATAGTTCTGCGAGTACTACAGACTCTGGTGCTTCTACACTTTACAATTCAACATTCTATTTTAGAACATCAGCAAATAGAGTTTATAAAGTTATTAGTAATATTCCAGTTGGTGCAAATACGGCCGCATCTGCATTTGATGGATCAGAACCCACAACAGAGGGAACAACTCTATTTACAGCGGGCGGTTATGTTCTCAAGTATATGTACACAATTTCTGCCTCCAATGCAACTAAATTCTTAACAACTGATTTCATGTCCGCCGAGACTGATAGCACGGTAAGTGCAGCTGCCGTTGACGGTGCGGTTGAATCGTTACGAGTGACAAATGTGGGTACTGGACTAACAGATGGAACTTACTATGCAGCAATTTATGGTGATGGTTCTAATGCGGGAACTTCCTCTGGAGCCATTGCAAGAATTGTAATTTCTAGTAATCAGATTCAAGCATTTGGAACAGTTGCATCAACAACATCTGGTGTGCATACTGCTGGTTCTGGTTATACATTTGGAACAATTAATCTAGGTTCTGGATTTACCTTCTCTGATAGTGCGCTTACATCAGCATCTGCTATTGGTGGTTCTGGTAGTGCTATAGATGTTATTATATCACCCAAAGGTGGCCACGGTTCTAATGCAGTAAAAGAGTTGGGCGCTCATTATGCAATGATTAACACAACATTTTCCGGTGCAGAGTCAGATGATATTTTGGCAGGAAATGATTTTAGAAATGTTGGAATTGTTGTGGACCCAACTAATTTTGGAAGTTCTACCGTTGCGACGGCATCTACTGCTAGACAAGTATACGCATTAAAGTTTGCATCAGTTTCGGGAACATTTACTCCTGATGAAAAAATCACTCAAGCATCTACAGGTGCAGTTGGAAAAGTTGTTGAATATGATAGTTCTAATTTGATACTATATTATCAACAAGAACGACATGCTGATTTTGGAACAGGCGCTAATTCAACTACTGGTAGTTATGTTGCCTTCAGTGGCGCTAATGCTGTAACTGGTGGTACATCTTCAGCAGCAGCAACCCCCGATTCGACAGCAGATAGTGCTGTCACCCTAACTAATGCCAGTACTATTACTTTTACAGATGGATATGCAAATCCAGAGTTGGCATATGATAGTGGTGATATTATATATAAAGAGAACAGAAGACCAATATCAAGAGCTACGGACCAAACTGAAGATATAAAAATTATAGTGGAATTCTAATATGCCAGAAATTAAAAACTTAAATGTTGCCCCATACTTTGATGATTTTGCAGAAGAAGATAATTTTGTAAAAACACTGTTTAGACCCGGCTTTGCAATACAAGCAAGGGAACTAACTCAATTACAATCTGCTTTACAAAATCAAATAGAACGTCACGGGAGCCATATTTTCGATGAAGGTGCAATGGTCATACCGGGCCAGATTAGTTTGATCAATGTAGCAACTCTCAAATTAGCAAATACCTTTACTGGGGAAACTATTGACCCTTCTCAATATTTCAATGCAGATATTCCTGTTTTAATTACTGGTGCTACCACTGGTGTTAGCGCAAAGGTGGTTGGATTTACTGCTGGAACAGCAACAGATCAACCACTACTTCATGTTGCATATGAAGGAGTCGGTAGTGATTTTGAAACATTTGAATTTGCTGATGGAGAGAATATTTCAGCTAATGCTGGTATTACTCACACAACATCGTATGGAAACGATGTTGCTTCTGCAACTACTTTTACATCTCCTCTTAATGTTGCGACAGCAACGGCAGATGAGCTTGCCGGTCCAACTGGGCCAGCATCTAGATTAGGGAGGGCGGTAAAGGTTGAATCTGGCGTATATTATGTTAGAGGATTTTTTCTCCAAAATAATGAAGAAGCACTAATCCTTGATCCGTATGACATTAATCCATCCTTTCTAGTTGGATTTAATGTGACAGAAACAATAGTTACACCAGAAGAAGATGCCAGTTTATTAGATAATTCTACGGGTTCTACAAACTTTGCGGCAAAAGGTGCCCATAGACTCAAACTGGCGTTGTCCTTAGTTAAGTTGCCTAGAGCTACCGTTACAGATGAAAATTTTGTTCAGTTAATGGATGTTTTAAATGGCGCCATTCGGTCGGTCGCAAAGTATACAGACTATGCTGAACTTGAACAAAATCTTGCAAGAAGAACTCATGATGAATCTGGTGATTACACAGTCAAACCATTTGAATTTGAAGTGTCTGAAAGTGTAACAATCAATGAGAATGTGGGAAGATTTGCACTTGGTGAAGAAACAGAATCGGGGAATGTTGCCAGCACAGATTTGTTAACATTAAAAGTTTCTACAGGTAAAGCATATCTTAAAGGTAAAGAGGTAGGCATTCCTCATCCCCGACTTTTAGATATTAATAAATCTAGAGATTTCAACACGATTAATGCTGGAATTACAACAGCAGAATTAGGAAACTTTGTTAATGTAACAAATTTATATGGAAGTCCTGATGTTTCAGTAATAAGTGGAGAAACTACACAGTTTAAACAGATTGATTTGTTTGATACTGCAACCTCATCAAGAGGTAGTGCTAGTGGAACTAAAATTGGTATTGCTCGGGCAAGAGGTTTAGAATATAGTACAGGAACTGTTGGTGCCTCTTCAACAAACACTGAATCTGTTTATAAGTTATTCTTATTCGATGTTAAAATGTTCGTTGAACTTACTTTGAGTGGAACACCTAGTCCAACTCTTATCGCAACTCACACGAATGGTGGAACACAAGTTAAAGGTGTTTCATCCGGTGCAACAGGCTTTGTTTTTGCGTCTGGCACAAGTTCAACTAAAGTTCTCTTGACTTCAGTTGCAGGAGTATTTCAGAGTGGAGAAAAAATAACCACATCTGATTCAGCTGAAACTGATGATGTTGTGGAAGACAGTGGTAATGCCGACTTGACAATCACAAAAATAGATGTTCGTTCTTTTGGTGATGTGAAACAGGTATTTATGGACGATGATGATTCTGGTCAAGATTTTACAGCAGACATTGTTACAGAAACAGATCAAGCTCTAGACTTTATTTTATTAGAAGAAAGTGCTAACAGAACTGAAGGTAATTTGATTACAGAATCAAGCGATGATGTTTCTGTTGAAAGAAAGTTTACTGCAAAACTTAAACAACCAGAGAAAAATCTTCTTGTTTATAAAGGTCCAAAGAAAGTTATTAAAACTCATTTGACTACTGCAAATGCTGGATTGTCTGATACACAGTACACAATTCGTAAACAGTTTGTTGGAACCACTGTTGGTAATGCTGTCACATTTAACGCTGGTGCTGGCGAGACTTTTGTTGCATTTGCTGAGAAGGATTACACACTTTCAGTTCTTACTGCTGGAGGTGGTGCATCGCAGGGCGATGTTGTGTCAGTATCCTCAACTATTGCTGGAGCAGGCACATCAGCGATTACGATTACTGATGCAACTAATTTACCAACTGGTACAAAAGTTAAACTGATTGCTACAATATTAAAAACAAGCGTAAATCAAAAGAATAAAACTGTTCAACTTATGAAAAAGTTGTCAGTTAATCCCGGCGATACAGATGCATTTGGAACTCGACCCACAGATAGAACAATTTCTTTGGGTAGAGCCGATGTATTTAAATTAGTTGCAGTTCTCGACTCAGAAGAAGTAAGTACTGCTGTAACAATGCCATCTTTGACACTTGGAACTATAACAGGTTCATTTACCAGAGGTGAAAGGATAATTGGTTCGAGCAGTGGGTCAGAAGGAAGAATTATTGATATTTCAAGTCCTATGGAATATGTCCTCACTAGCACAACAGACTTCAGCACAGTCGATATAATCACTGGACAATCATCTGGTGCATCTGCAAGTATTACAGCTGTAACTGTTGGTAGTGAAAACATTACAAATAACTATATTCTTGATACAGGACAAAGAGATAACTTCTATGATATTGCCAGAATTGTAAAAAAACAAAATGCATCTAACCCAACTGGCAAGCTTGTTGTTGTGTATGATTATTTTGAACATGGCACTGGTGATGTTTTCACTGTTGACTCATACATTGATGTTGCAGACCAAATGACATATGAGGATATTCCTACTTACAGTGCTACAAAAATTGACCCAGATGCACCGGCACCAACTGGTGAGTTTCCTTTGATTGATTGTTATGATTTTCGACCAAGAGTTGAGGACATTGCTGGAACTTCAGCGACACTTACAACCACTGATGAAGTTACAGGACATTCATTTGATTTCTTCTCAAGACAATACGATGGCACTGGATCATCAATATCAAATGTTCCTAAACCAGATTCTTTTATTCAAAGTGATTTTGAGTTTTTTCTTCCAAAGCATGTTATTGTAGAATTAACATCAAGTAGAAATATATTAATTAAGGAAGGTGCCAGTGCTGAAATTCCAACTTTACCACTAACTAGTCAAGCAAATATGCTACTGGCTACATTGTTTTTACCGGCATATACATTTTCTCCCAAAGATGTTGAAATAAAAAGAGAGCGTCATCAAAGATTTACTATGAAAGATATCGGTAAGATTGAAAGACGATTGCAAAATGTTGAATATATTGCATCACTAAACTTATTGGAAAGATCAGCACAAGACCTTGAAGTTACTGATGCAGCTGGATTGAATAGATTTAAATCTGGATTTGTTGTTGATAATTTTGCTGGTCATAGAACTGGTGACGTTGCAAATGTTGATTATAAATGTTCGATTGATCCAGAAAATAAAGAATTAAGACCAAAACACAAAATGCAAAATATTGGTTTATCTGAACAAGCTACAACTGATAGCCAGAGAACTGCTAATGGTTATCAAAAGACAGGTGATGTGTTAACTTTGCCATATACTGAAACAGTTTTGACTGAACAATTGGTTGCAACTAGAGTGGAAAGAGTAATGCCAATTTTACTTTCCACATGGAGAGGAGTTATTGAACTTGATCCATTTGGTGATGATTGGTTTGAAACAGAAGTTCGTCCAGCACTTGTGGTTAGTGTCGCACATGATTTTGACTTTGCAGTAGCAACTCCTGATAATGTATTGGGTGCTATATGGAATTCTTGGCAGTCTCAATGGGCTGGTGTTGTCGAAGTTACTGGTGTTCCAGAAGCACAAGGTGGAGCAAATGCATTCTCTCGTTCCATATCAGTTGCAAGAAGGGCTGGAGAGGCTCCAACATCTGTTGGTATTGCAAATTTGGAAAGAATTGGTAATGGTTTTCGTATTATCACAAAAGGTGTTCGACCATTTGTAAGGCTAACACAGATTAAATTTGTTGGTGATGGTTTCAGACCTAATGCAAGATTATATACCTTTTTTGATAGGACAGCAGTAAGTCAATTCGTCACTATGACAAGTGAATTTACAAGTGAGGCTGCTGATGAAGGATTGACCACAGCACCGCCAGGAAGTTCATTAATCACAGATGCCAGTGGACATGTTGAGGGATTTTTGGATATCCCTGACCCAACAATTGCTGGCAATCCACAATTTAGCACTGGTGAAGTTGAATTTAGACTTACAACTAGTACTACAGATGTTAGGACAACTGATCCAGCCTCATCTGGTAGTGCATATTACCAAGCCAAAGGTTTATTTGAACAAACAGTCGATATTTCTCTGCAATTGCGGCCACCCCCTCCTCCTCCTCCAACGAACAGGCGGCAAGTATACATCGATGCACAACCGGCGCCACCGGATGAATGCGGCGATCCTCTTGCAATGACATTTAGAGTTACTGAAGGTTCTGGGAACATCAATGATTCTACTAATGAAATTGTAGGTGGATGTTTTTTAACATCAGTAGATATTTTCTTTTCTCATAGAGATGAAAATATACCTGTCATTTGTGAAATACGGAATACATATAACGGACAACCTTCATCTGAACTATTACCTTTTGGTCGAGTGGTAAAACCAGCCCGTGATATTATTCCTGATCTCACTGCTGAGACACCTACAACATTTACATTCGCATCACCAGTTTTTGTTAGACCGGAAATAGAATATGCTATTGTTCTGGCAAGTAATAGTCCAGAACATAAAGTGTGGATATCATTATTGGGCGAAACTCCAGTGGGTGGCGGTCCAACACTTGGCACACAACCACATCTTGGAACATTATTCAAATCTCACAATAATACTGCTTGGGCTATTTCTCCCGAAGAAGACCTGAAGTTCCGTTTAAAGAGAGCTGTTTTTGATATTGGTGCTGCTGGAAAAGTTACTTTAGAAAATAACGCTCTGCCCAGCAAAAGATTGAAAATAAATCCACTGACATTCACCCATGGCGATACTGCATTAAAGGTAACACATAAAGATAATGGTATGTATAATACAGCTAATAATGTTACAATTTCTGGCGTCAGTTCTGGATTATCAACAACCTTGAGTGCTGCAATAACATCTACTGCAACAACTTTAACTTTGACAAGTGGTACTAATTTTGATAAAACAACTGGAAAGTTTGCAAATACAGCAGATACTACTCCTCGTTTTTACATTAAGATTGATGATGAAATAATGTACTATGAAACCATATCTGGAACAGCTGTTTCAACTTTGGTTAGGGCACAAGAAAGTACAACTGCGGCAGCACATTCTGCTGGTGCAACAGTAGAGTTCTACCAATTACATAAAGTTCCATTATCAGAAGTCAATAAGACACACACTGCAATTGCAAACACAGATTTAGATTCTTATAGTATACTTCTAACATCTAGTCCTGTATTTGATGGCGGCGCTGGATCATCTGCTGAAAATGGTGGTAGTGTTGTTTTTGCCTCAGAAAATCATATTATCAATACAGGATTTACACAGATAGGTATATTAGAACCCGAAAGCACTTCAGTTTCAGCTACTGCCCAGCTAACAACAGGAACAAGTGTTTCTGGATCAGAAACTTCATTTACTAAAACTTCTGCTGCAAATGCAATAGATATAACACTCAACGACAATATTGAATTTGATAATACTTTTATGATTGCGTCACCCATCAATGAAACAAATGAAATGGGTGGTGTTAAATCATACAATACAGATTTAATAATGAAAAGTCCTTTAAAAAATCTATCGCCAGTTATTGATTCAAAACGAAGTTCATGGGTTTCTGTTAGTAACAGAATAAACAATATTGATTCAGCTTCAGACTTGGCATCAAACCTCACATTCGTTGCATCAACAGAACCAGAAGGTGATAGCAATGCTGCAATTTATGTAACAAAGAAGGTTATATTGGAAAATCCAGCTACTGCAATTAAAATATTGTTAACTGCTCACAGACCAGCAACATCTGATATTAAGGTTTTGTTCAAGATTCTAGGAGCGCAAGACTCAGTTGATTTTGATGATTTGAATTATGAATTTATAAATACTGATGGTTCTCCAGATAGATTTGTTAACCCATCTCTAGACCAAGATGATTTCCAAGAATATGAATATAGTGCTGGTGTTACTGATGATGGTATTGGAACTCCGCTGGATGAGTTTATTGCATTCTCAATTAAAATTGTAATGCAGGGAACTAATATGTCAGAGCCACCAAGACTGAAAGATTTACGAGCATTGGCATTGGCACTATAATGGATAACTATCAACGTGTTGAAGGTGAACCAGATTTAGCTAAAGATTCTAATGTTCCAGGCGTTGTTATAAATCGTAATAAAAATGCATATGAAAAAGCAAAGGCGAGGTCAGAGGAATCAAGAAGAAAACTTCTAAAAGAAGAAGAACAGAGAGATACAATTAGAAACGCAACCAGAGAGATAAATACTTTAAAATCGGAGATGCATGAAATTAAAAATCTCTTACAACAATTGGTAGACAAGTAATGGCTATACCAACAACAAAAGCTACATTTAAAAGTTATTGTTTGAGGGCTCTAGGTTTTGGAGTCATTGATATTAACATCTCTGATGACCAAGCAGATGATAGGATAGATGAAGCGTTACAGTATTTTTCACAATATCACTATGATGGTATAGAAAAAATGTATCTAAAACATTTAATCACATCAGCTGATGTTACTAGAGCTAGATCAAATACGACTACTACAGCCACAGACAAAATTGACAGTGACCTAACTGCTGATTGGTTAGAAGGTAAGAATTGGATTCCGGTTCCAGACGCTGTATTGTCAGTTGTAAAAGTTTTTCCATTTAGTGATACCTCTGCTCGTTCTAGTATGTTTGATGTACGATACCAATTGAGAATGAATGATTTATATGATTTTTCATCTCAATCTGTAATTCATTATGAAATGACAATGAATCATTTAGATTTCCTAGAACATATTTTGGTTGGTGAAACACCAATTAGATTTAATCAACACCAAAACCGTTTATACATAGATGCTGATTGGGAAAATGACTTTAATGCTGACGAGGATTATTTGGTAATAGAGTGCTATAGAAAGCTTGACCCAACATCCTACACAGATATATACGATGACATTTATTTGAAAAGATATGCCACGGCATTGCTCAAAAGGCAATGGGGTGCAAACCTTAGTAAGTTTAGTGGTGTAGCAATGTTGGGTGGTGTAACTATGAATGGTGAAACTTTATTCACTCAAGCAAATGAAGAAATAACTAAACTAGAGGAACAGATACAGTTAGCTTTTGAATTGCCAGTAAATTATATGATAGGATAACTCATGGCAGTCAATTCAATATTTCACACCAGTAATGTTGCAGCAATAGCAACTGAACAGAATTTATATAGAGATTTAGTTGTAGAGTCTATTCAAATATATGGACATGATGTTCATTATCTAGACAGAACTCTTGTCAATGAAGATTCGATTCTTGGAACAGATAATCTATCAAAATTTACCACGCAAGCTAAAATAGAAATGTATATGGAGGACAGTGGCGCCGGTTTTGCTGGTGAACAAGAATTGATGGGCCAGTTTGGTTTACAGAATTTAAGTGAAGCTACATTTGTTGTTGCAAAGAAAAGATTTCAAGACCTCACAAAACAGATTACCATAGAGTCTGGAACTGATACTCTTGGTGGGTCTATTTTGTTAGAGGATGGTACGCTTGATAGCGGAACAGTTGAAGCTTCGGCCTCCTTTGAAAGTGGTTATTTAATTTCAGAGGCAACATCTACAAATTCAGATAGACCATTAGAGGGTGATTTGATTTTTCATCCTATCCTATCAAAATTGTTTCAGATAAATTTTGTTGATCATGACGAACCATATTTCCAGCTGGATAATAATCCAGTATACAAATTGCGATGTAGATTGTTTGAATATAGTTCTGAAGTATTGGATACAGATGTTTCTGCTATTGATGCGATTGAAGATAGTCTATCAACTGATACTCTTGCATTACAGTTTACAATGGAACAGGATTCTGCAACTATTGATGCATTACTGTTGGAAAATGAATTTGGAAGAATTATACATGAGGACGATGCAAATGATGAAGTTATCGCACTAGAAACTAGTGTTATGACAACTTCCGCTGGTGTTCTTCTTGGTGAAGATAGTGACTTCTTGTTACAAGAAGACTATATAATAGGTGATGGAAGTACAACAGCTGATGGTAATGTGGATACTTCAGCACAAAATGAATTGTTTGATGACGCTGATGATTCTGTATTGGATTTCACAGAAATAAATCCATTTGGTGATGTAGGAGGCAGTTAATGTTAGGAACCCAGTTTTACCATGAGACAATCCGAAAGATAATCGTAGGGTTTGGTACAACATTTAATAATGTTCAATTAATACGAAAAGATAGTTCGGGAAATATCGTTCAATCTATGAAAGTTCCTCTTGCGTATGGACCTAAAGAGAAGTTTTTAGTTCGACTCAGAGCAGATGCTGATTTGTCTAGTAAAGTTGCAATCACGCTTCCTAGAATTGGTTTTGAAATTCAAAATCTATCATACGATGCATCTCGTAAATTGAGTCGTGTGCAAAAGTTTAAAAAGGTAAAGGATGATACGAGTAGGCAGCTAGATACCCAGTTTATGCCAGTGCCGTATAACTTGGAAATTGTTTTATATGTATTAGCAAAACAATCAGATGATGCATTGCAAATTGTCGAACAGATTTTGCCATACTTCCAACCAGATTATACAGTTACAATAAACGATATGGCTGATATGGGTATTAAAAGAGATGTACCTATTATTTTAAATAGTATATCCTATGAGGATAATTATGAAGGTGAATTTGAACAACGAAGAGCATTAATATATACGATGAACTTTACATGTAAATTTTACTTGTATGGCCCTGTTACTTCCAGTAACATAATTAAAACTGCTCAAGTCGATTCTTTCACAGACCTTCCTGATAAGTCACCTAAGAGAGAACAAAGATTTACCGTTACACCAAACCCATCCGGTGCTGATGCAGATGATGATTTTGGATTTAACGAAACTACATCATTCTTTACGGATGCGAAAACCTTTAACCCAGTGACAGGCGAAGATGAATAATACAATTGATAAAGCATTAGGCATAGTAGAAGAAGTTTCAACCGACAATAAAAAACAAGAAGTGATGCCACTATCTCAAGAAGATTGGGGTGACGCTAATACTGAACATGTGGAGAGAGATTATGAATACCAACGACAAAACTTCTACAATTTGGTCGAAAGAGGAACGGATGCAGTGGAAGGAATTTTGGAACTCGCAAAAGAATCAGACCACCCCAGAGCATATGAGGTTGCTGGAAATCTTATCAAGCAGGTCGCAGAGGTTACTGAAAAGCTTGGCGATCTTCAAGAAAAAATGAAAAGGTTAAAAGAGGTTCCAAACAATGCACCTAAAAATGTAACCAATGCTTTGTTTGTGGGGAGTACTGCTGAGTTGCAGAAAATGTTAAAAGAGAAATAACATGTCTGACCAAAATCAATATCTGGGTAATCCTAATCTCAAGAAAGCAAATACTGCTGTTGAGTTTACTAAAGATGATATCAAAGAATATCATAAGTGTGCTGAAGACCCTCTTTACTTTATTGAGAACTATGTAAGAATTGTCTCACTTGATGAAGGTCTTGTGCCTTTTGAGATGTATGACTTTCAAAGAGGCATGGTTTCTACTATGCATGACCACAGATTTAGTATCTTCAAACTACCTAGACAGTCTGGTAAATCTACTACAATCATCAGCTACCTTCTGCACTATGCACTATTTAATCAAAATGTAAATATTGCTGTTCTTGCAAACAAGTCCTCAACTGCGAGAGATATTTTATCAAGATTACAACTCGCATATGAAAATCTCCCTAAATGGATGCAACAGGGCATCATAGCTTGGAACAAAGGTAACATAGAGTTAGAGAACGGCAGTAAAATTATTGCAGCAGCCACTTCCTCAAGTGCAATTCGAGGAGGTTCCTATAATGTAATTTTCTTGGATGAGTTTGCTTTCGTTCCCTCTAATGTTGCAGAACAGTTTTTTGCATCTGTTTATCCTACAATTACCTCTGGTCAAAGTACAAAAGTTATTATTGTTTCCACGCCTCATGGTATGAACATGTTCTATAAGATATGGGTAGATGCTGAAGAAAAAAGGAATGATTATGTTCCTACAGAAGTTCATTGGAGTGAGGTTCCCGGCAGAGATGAAGTTTGGAAAGAAGAGACAATACGAAATACCTCTCAATCACAGTTCAATTCAGAGTTTGAGTGTGAGTTTCTGGGGTCTATAGACACTCTAATAAGTTCTATGAAACTAAAACAACTTACATACAGAACACCCATTCATTCAAATGTTGGGATAGATATTCATGTTCGTCCAGAAGAAAATCACACATATATGCTAACTGCTGACGTTTCTAGAGGTACAGCAAATGATTATTCTGCATTTATAGTATTTGATGTTACAGAGATACCATATAAGATCGTCGCAAAGTTTAGAGACAATGAAATTAAACCACTACTGTTTCCTACCAAGATTCATGAAGTTGCGAAGGCATACAACAACGCATATGTAATGGTTGAGGTAAATGATATAGGGGAACAGGTCGCAAATGCTTTACAGTTTGATTTGGAGTATGACAACCTAGTTATGGCTTCCATGCGTGGCAGAGCGGGCCAAGTCCTTGGAGCGGGCTTCTCAGGGGGTCGAGCGCAATTGGGGATAAGAACAACTAAAGCTGTGAAGAAGATTGGATGTTCAAATCTCAAACAATTGATTGAGGATAATAAACTTATTGTAGAGGATTATGATTGTGTCAACGAATTGTCAACCTTCATTAGTAAGGGTTCGTCATACACGGCAGATGATGGGTGTAATGATGATTTGGTTGCCTGTATGTTTATATTTGGTTGGGCTACAGATCAAACATATTTCAAAGAACTAACTGATAATGATATACGAATGACTATGATGAAAGAACAACAAGATATGTTAGAGCAAGATATGGCTCCATTTGGATTTATATTAAATGGTGTAGATGATGATCTTGATGATGAAATTGATGAATATGGAACACGGTGGACTACTGTAGTACGAGATTATAACACAAACTGGTAATTATATAAATTCAATCAAATCGTTATCAACTTTGATAAAACAATTTGAACACAGAATTTTTGATTCGCTTATTAGATGAAATATTTCTTTTCTGCTTTCATTATTCGTGCCCACTCGTTTTGTTAGTCTGCGAATTTGTGAATCATATGGATGAAACTTGAGACAGATTGTTTCACTCTCTCCACAATGTATACACGATTGTTCTGCCAAAAAATCATTTAGTAGAACAATTCTCTTTTGATAATTCCTACGAGCAACCTTTTTGATTGTCTCTTTGTATTTTTCATAGTGTTCATTCATGATTTTATTTATAAGTTATAACACTTATAAAAGTGGTGTTTTAAGAAATCAGATATTATAAATATTCTAAGATACAACAAGACTTCGGTAAAGGAGTAAAGAGATGAGTTTTTTAAAGTCTCCTGGCGTTCATGTAAGAGAGATCGATCTCACAACAATCGTCCCATCAGTGCCAACAACTATTGGTGCTATTGCTGGTGCCTTTCAAAAGGGCCCAGTCAATTCAATTGTGACTATTGGTACAGAAGATGATTTAGTAAAAGTTTTTGGAAAACCTCAAGGTGATTCAAATCAGTTTGAAACATTTTTTACTGCTGCTAATTTTCTTCAATATTCAGACCAACTTAAAATTGTTCGGTGCGAATCTGGTGTTACAAATGCTATTGCATCTGGAACATCTTTCATCATTAGAGATGATGATCATTACGAAGATTCTTTTGCTGATGGGCAAGGTTCTGTTGGTGAATGGGCTGCAAGAACTGCCGGTGAATGGGGAAATTCTATTGGTATTTCAGTTTGTCCTAGTGCAACTGCATTTGAAGAGACTGCTGTAACAACTACAAGTGCCGAAGAAGCTATTGGACAAACAGTTATTAGTGTAACAGATGGTACAGCTTTCACAATCCATGATATTGTTAACTTTGGAGAAGCAAGAGGATTTGAATATCAAGTTACTGCCGCTGATGCATCCACCATTACGATTAAACTAAAAGATGATCCAAATGGTGCTGGTCTTCAAAGTACGATTTCTACTGCTACAAGTATTCGACGCCGCTGGAGATTTTATGATTTATTTGATGAAGCTCCAGGCACATCAGATTATGCTACGCAAAACCAAAGAGGCACCAATGATGAGCTTCATATTGTTGTATATGATCAACTTGGAGAAATCAATGGATTTGCTGTAGAAAGTAATGGAAATAGAACGAATGCTGTTTTAGAGACATTTGCAAATCTTTCTAAGAATCCAAATGGTAAATCACCCCAAGGTGATAGTGTTTATTATGCAGATAAAATTTTTAGAACTTCCAATTTTGTTTATTGGATGGATCACAATACAGCTGGAGCAAACTGGGGTACAGACTTCACTGGTGAAACAAGTCAGATCGTCATGGAAGACGGTGGAACTGATGGTGCTGGTGCAAATGCTGGAGACAATATTGTTCTTGACGCTACTGGTACTTCAAATGAAGATGAAAATGGCGATATTCAACTAGAAACAGGTGGTACTTCATATGCGGCACTTGACACACCAACTACAACAAATCTCAAAAATGGTACTGATGACTATGCAGTAACTGCTGGTGAACTTGAAATAGCTTATGATAATTTTGAAGATACAGAGTCACTTGATGTTAATCTTATTCTTGGTGGTCGAGGTGGTGGTTCTGGTGATACAGCATCCACGCAAGATACACATGCTACTATGTTAACTGCACTCGTAGAAACAAGAAGAGATTGCGTTGCATTCCTTTCGCCATACCGTTCTGCAACCGTAGGTGTTTCAAGTTCTATCACTGCTACAGAGAATGTCGTTGATGCATTTGATCTTTGTCCATCTTCATCATATGTTGTTTTTGATAGTTCTTACAAACAAATGTATGATAAGTACAATGATGTTTTCAGATTTGTACCAATGAATGGCGATACTGCGGGACTGTGTTGTTTCACTGATAATGTCGCTGACCCTTGGTTCTCACCAGCTGGTTTCAATAGAGGTAATGTTAGAGGCGCAATTAAACTGTCATATAACCCTAAAAAATCTGAAAGAGATCAACTTTATCGAGCAAGAGTTAATCCTGTTGTTGATTTTCCAGGCCAAGGTGTGGTTCTGTTTGGTGATAAAACTGCTCTGGCAAAACCCAGTGCATTTGATAGAATCAATGTGAGAAGGTTGTTCTTGGTTTTGGAAAAAGCTATTTCAACTGCTGCTAAGTTCTCTCTCTTTGAGTTCAACGATGAATTTACAAGAGCGCAATTCAGAAATCTTATTGAACCTTTCTTGAGAGATGTTCAAGGTCGTAGAGGTATTTTTGACTTTAGAGTGGTCGCTGATGATACAAATAATACTGGTGAGGTTATAGACCGAAATGAATTTATTGGTGATATTTACATCAAACCAGCCAGATCAATCAACTTCATTACTCTAAACTTTGTTGCGGTTCGTACTGGTGTAGAGTTTAGTGAAGTAGTAGGTAAATTTTAAGGAGTAACTTCACATGGCACAGATAGATGATTTTAAAGCAAATTTAATTGGTGGAGGTGCTCGGGCAAATCAATTCAGAGTTACTATTACCCCACCTTCTGGGATTGGAACTGGATTAGATGTTCGTAGAGCCTCATTCTTGGCAAGAGCATCTAGTCTACCAGCGCAAACTTTAACTGAAATTGCAATTCCGTTCAGAGGAAGACAAATTTATATTGCTGGTGACAGAACTTTTGATGATCCTTGGACAACTACATTTATGAATGATACAGACTTTGGTATTCGTAATTCATTGGAATTATGGATGAACGGCATCAATGATCTTGCAGAGGGAACAGGAACAAGCGTACTTGCAGATTATCAAACCGATTTGCAAGTTGAACAGTTAGATAGAGATAATACAATTCTCAAAACTTATATCTTCAGAAGTGCATGGCCAACATCTCTTGCAGCAATCGAATTAAGCTCTGATCAAGCAGATGCTATTGAAGAATTTGAGGTTACTTGGAGATATCAACATTTTGAGGCTTCTGGCGTAAACTTCTAATTCTTTACCTACTAAATATAAGGATTAGTGGGAGTTATTATGGCTGAACTTTTTGGTTTTAAAATTAGTAGAAAAAATGAGGAGGAGGGTGTTGTAACTTTTACAAGCCCTTCCTCTGATGATGGCACTATAGATATTCCAGGCGGAGGATTTTATGGTTCTATCTTGGATACTGATGGCCGGGATAGAGCTGATACTGATTTAATCAGGCGTTATCGTGATATAGCACAACAGGCAGAATGTGATACTGCAATTGAAGACATTGTTAATGAAGGGATTGTATCTAACGAAAGCGATATATCTGTTCAAATTGAATTAGATAATCTACCCTACCCAGATAGAATTAAAAGAAAAATCAGAGACGAATTTGAGGAAGTTTTGAGACTTCTAAAATTTGAAGAAAAGGGTCATGATCTTTTTCGCAGATGGTATGTGGATGGCAGAATTTATTTTCATAAAATCATTAACACTAAAAATCCTAAAAACGGTATTGTAGAACTTCGATATGTTGACCCAACTAAAATTAAAAAAGTTAGACAGGTTGAAAAAGAATTAGATCAAAAAAGTAGTATAGAAAAAATAAAAAAGATTGAAGAATTTTATTTATACAATGATAAGGGGGTTGAAAATACTGGGACAGGAGGTCTTCATGGACCAAATCAAGGGATTAGAATATCACCAGATGCTGTAACTTATGTTCCATCAGGCCTGATAGATGGAAACTCTGGACAGGTCATGTCTTATCTTCATAAAGCAATTAAACCTGTAAACCAATTGAGAATGATAGAAGACTCTCTAGTAATCTATCGTGTATCGAGGGCACCAGAACGCAGAGTATTTTATATTGATGTTGGCAATTTACCAAAAGTAAAAGCAGAACAATATCTCAAAGATGTTATGAATCGTTATCGTAACAAGTTAGTGTATGATGCATCAACTGGTGAGATTCGTGACGATAGAAACCATATGAGTATGCTGGAAGATTTCTGGCTCCCACGTCGAGAAGGTGGTAGAGGCACAGAGATTACAACACTTCCCGGTGGACAGAATCTTGGTGAGATTGATGATATCGTTTATTTTCAAAGAAAACTTTTTAGATCATTGAATGTTCCCATTTCAAGATTAGAAGCAGAATCTAATTTTAGTTTGGGTAGAGCCACAGAAATTACTAGAGATGAACTTAAATTTACTAAGTTTGTTCAAAGAATTAGAAAGAAGTTTACGCCTCTATTCACTGATATTCTAAAAACACAACTTCTATTAAAAGGAGTAATATCTTTAGATGATTGGAAATTGATTCAAGAACATATTCAGTATGATTTCTTGGCTGATGGACATTTTGCAGAATTGAAGGATAGTGAACTTCTTAATGAAAGACTAAATAATTTAGGGACCATTGAATCATATATTGGTACATTTTTCAGTAAAGAATATGTAATGAAGAAGGTATTGCGTATGACTGATAATGAAATGGATGAAATGCAAAGACAAATCAGTAAAGAAGAAGATATTGAACCAGAGGATGGTGGTATTGATATTCCACAAGATACAGATGGCATTACACGATATCCATCACAAGGTGGCAATCCTATACCTCCAGACGATGTTGCTAAATACGATGGCCAAGAAGTAGATGATGAGGAGAAATAAATGTCTAGAGAAATAATTGATAGTATTGCAATGGGATCAAACTTAGAAGCTGAAGCACAGTTTAACAACTCTATGATTAATAAGGTTGGTAAAGCTTTAGAATCAAAAAGAAAAGAGTTGTCAAATGCCTTTGTGAACCATGAGGTTAAAAATGAAGAGAATTGATGAACTTTATCAAAATATAGTTTTTGAGAGAGATGAACACAAAAAATCAACGGAGTACAAGAAATTGTCTCCAAAGATGCGAAATGCTGTCGATTCTATCTTTAAAATTATGGATGATAAACCTTCAGATTTCCTAAATACTTTTGAGAAAACTATAAAAGAAGTATCAAAAAAATTTAAAGTTACTGAAAAAGAACTTATGAATTATTTTGAAAAAGAAATGTTAGCGATATAGGAGTAGGAAATGTCATTCAAAACATTAAGAGTTGCTGGAACAGTAACCGCAGCACAGACTGCCGATGATGCAGCACACGATGCCGTTATTGGCAAATTATCCCCAGCTTCTTCATACAGAGTAACAGAGTTTGCTGGTCAAGATGCTCTCTTTCTTATTTCAGATGGTTACCCTGTAGCATCTTCTTCAAATGCATTCTACTTAAAAGCAGGGACTACAACAACAGTGGTTCCTGACGTAGAGCGAGCATTACGATTTGCTTCTGAAGTTCCTATCGCACAAAATAGTGAAGATGATACAAATGCTAATGCAATAGTGTTAGAAGAAGGGACTGAAAACTTGACAGGGCCTGGGCTTCTTTTATACGATAGAGCCGAGACCGAATTCCGTATTTCAGTAATCAATGAAACTGCTAGTAATGATTGCGCTGTTTACGTTGAAGAAGTTGCACAAGGACACCCAGGCGCATGAATATAAAACTAATTTCAGAAGCTATTGAAACAGTAGAATACATTCGTGAAGAAAAAGAAAACGGTGAGAAAGATTACAAGATTCGTGGTATTTTCATGCAAGGGGATATCAAGAACCGAAATGGTCGAGTGTATCCTATGGAAATACTGACAAAGGAAGTCAAAAATTATAATAATAAATTTGTCAGTGAAAATAGAGCATATGGAGAGTTGGGTCATCCAGAAGGACCAACAGTAAATTTAGAAAGAGTTTCACACCTTATTACCGAATTATATCCAGAAGGTAAAAATATTATGGGTGAAGCTCGTATTTTAGAAACACCTATGGGTAAAATCGTCAAAACTTTAATGGACGATGGTTGCAAGTTGGGTGTTTCATCTAGAGGTATGGGAAGCTTGGACGAGAGGGACGGTGCCAAGTATGTGAGAAGTGACTTTTATCTTGCAGCTGCAGCAGATATTGTTGCTGACCCTTCTGCACCTAGTGCATTTGTACAAGGTATAATGGAGGGGAAAGAATGGGTTTGGAATCATGGTTCGTTGATTGAAGCTCATGTTGCAGAGGTAAAAAGGAGTTTTGATGTTAAGAAACGTCAAAGACAAGCAAATGAATCGGCGTTAGCTTTTGCTAAGTTCCTCAAAAAGTTATAATTTATAAATATATTTAATAAAAAAAGGAGACTTCCTATGTCTGAATTAGACCAAACAATTGAGGAACTAGAAGCAGAGGTTCTGGCGGAGCTTGAAGAAGCAAGTCAACCCAATGATTCTGGTGTTCCATCAGAGAAAGACGATAAGAAAAACGAAGCCGATGACCTTGGCGGTGCCGACGAAGATGGCGACGACAAAGATAGAGAAATCGGTAAGAAAGCTTCAGCAGCTGCTAAAACAGGTACTGCCCCTAAAGCAAAACCATCTGATGCATCTACTAAGATGGAAGCAGCCCATGAAGATGAAGATGAAGATGAGGAAATGGAAGAAGAAGAGGAAATTATGTCTAAAAAAGACCTCATGGCTGCCATGCACAAAAAAATGGAAGGCATGAACAAAGAAGACCTTCATGCAACTTACATGAAAATGGGT